TACAACTGACGAAAGAGATAAATTTACTCGTAACTGGACTAACGTCAGTACGTCTAGTGCTTCCTGGAACGATGCTGCGACAAATGCTTATGCTGTTTCAGCTGATATAGCAGAAATAGCTGCGTTAAGTGCAAGCTGGACAACAGCTTATAACAGTACTCAGACTGAACTCAAGAGCAATAGTGCTGATTGGAATTATACAGCTGCTAATAGTGCTATTACTCTTGATACATCAAGTCATAATTACCTATCTATTTCTAATCGTGAAATAACTTTAGGTGAGGTTGATATCAGTGATGACACTAATCTTGCAGCCAACAACGGTGTTACTCTTACTGGAGATACATTAAGTATTGATTCCGTATCAGCTTCCAACTTTACGGCTGCATATGATCACTCCCGTGGTAATGTAACAGATCATGCTGATGTATCAAATGCAGGTTCAGGACAAATTATAACTGCTGATGAGCGTGATAGGTTTGATAGAACATGGACAAATGTTAGTGGTAATAGTGCACAATATGCTACTATTTTTAACAGCTCAGAGATAGCAGCAGCTAGCGCTAGATATACTCAGACAGCTTTATCATTAGAAACAAACGTTGTACCGAATACTGCTGATTGGAATTATGTAGCAGCAAATAGTGCTCTTACATTAGATGATGTAACTAGTAATGGCAGCACAACTACAAATAATATTCAAGTAGGTACTGCTACTATTACAGACGATTTAACTGTTAAGTCAGGCGCTAATGCATTATTTACAGTTGACAACAGTCTTTCATCTGTGGTGTATGGCACTGCACCATTTAATACTCCTAGCGAGTTTGTAGTTGGACACCCTGATGGTGGAGCAAATGTTCCTAAGTTAAGACTTGCTGGAACTACCCAGGGAGGTCCAGGCACTTACGGTCAAATATGGTTTTCAAGTAGAACTCCAGCTTACTCAGCATATGGAGCTGTTATTGAGGGTACAAGTGAAAATGTAGGAGTTAATGTTGGTGCTCTATTATTTAAAGTTGGATTTGGTGCCACTCCTGCTGAAAAAATGCGGGTTGATAGTAACGGTAATGTAGGTATAAATCAAACTAACCCGTCCCAACAATTGGACGTTGGCGGCAATACAAAAATTGCAGGCAATATAACAGTTACAGGAACAGTAGATGGTAGAGATGTTGCAGCTGACGGAGGTGTATTAGATAGACATAAGCTCGATATGGCTAACATTGCTAGTGTTAGTGCTAATTGGACAACTGGTTACAATAATTCTTTATCATTAGAAGTAGCTCGAGCAAATGTAGCTGCAACTAGTGGTTCATGGAATAGTACTAATACTACTGTCAAAACTTATAGTGCTGATTGGAATTATGTTGCTGCTAATAGTGGTCTTACTTTAGATGATATAACTGGAAACGGTGCTACAACATCAAATAATATACAAGTAGGTGATGCTACTATAACCGGTGATCTTACAGTACAGGGCGCTACAATACAGGCTGATACGATTGTAACAGTAACATCTGCTTTATCAGTTACGAATACTGGCACTGGTCCAGCATTACATGTTGAGCAAAAAGGTAATAACAAAGTTGTAGAGTTTTTAGATGATGGTACAGCAATCTTTAGTATTGCTAACGGAGGTGCAATAACAGTAGGTACTTGGAATGGTACAGCAATTGCAAATGATTATGTTGCGGCTCTTCCAACAAGCAAAATTACATCTGGTACATTTGCAGATGCTCGCATAGCCTCATCGAATGTAACTCAACATCAAGGAGATATAACAGGTACAGGTGCTCTAAATTCCGGATCAATAACTTCTGGATTTGGAAACATTAATAACGGTACATCAAGCTTAACAACAGGTGCAGTTATAGCTCGACAATTAAGAGTTACTACAACATCTGCGCCATCAGCATATACAAGTTCAGGTACCAAAGGTGATATTGCCTATGATACCAATTATCTGTATATATGTGTAAGTAATAATAGTTGGCGAAGAGTCGCGCTAGCAATATGGGAATAAATAATTAAAAATGTCAGATACGTTATATACATTAGTAAGTGGAGTAACAGGCTTTCAACAAGTTGAAAATACACCTGTTCATGTCAATACTAATGCATTACTTCTTTCCGGTCATTTAGGTACTTCTACTAATGCTACTATTAATGGTAATATAACAGTTACTGGTACTGTTGACGGAAGAGATGTTGCAGCTGATGGGATATTAATAGATAGATATTTTGATGATTTTACAAATATTTCTGTTGTAAGCGGTAAATGGAATAGAACTGAGAGGTCAATGGTTACTGATATTAGACCTAACAGTGCAAGATGGAATACTAATGCTAATACAGAAATAGCAGCTGCTAGTGCTAGATATAACAGAACAGCTGCATCTGTAGAAACAAATGTCGTACCAAATTCAGCTGATTGGAATTATACAGCTGCTAATAGTGCAGCACATGCAAATGAATCTAGCTATAAAACTATAGCATTATCAGGTAATAGAGGTTCGTCTGCTATTGGTGCTGATGTAGTTGCCGATAGCACAACCGATACATTAACATTATGTGCCGGTCCTAACATTGTATTATTAAGCGATCCTACTAATGATGTTATAACTATCTCTGGCTCTGCAGGAGGCGGTGGAGGTGGCAGTAGCTTCAACAGCTCAGAAATAGCAGCTGCTAGTGCGAGATATAATAGAACTGCAACCTCTTTAGAGACAAATGTTGTCGGTAATACCGCTAATTGGAACTCAACGTATAATCAAGTTCAAGATAGTAGTACAGATTTAAATATTGACTCTAATACTCTGGTAGTTGATAAGTCTGAAAATAGAGTAGGTATTGGTACTGCAGCTCCTGGTGCTCTCCTGACAGTTGCCGGTAATGTAAGCTCGTCCGGTACTGTTTACTCTCGAGCCATTGCAGGTATGGTTGATGACATTACCTTGGATGCTGAAGGTGATATTATACTTGATGCTAATGGTGCAGATATCAAATTAAAAGATAACGGAACCGAATTTGGTAGATTTAGCAGAGTGTCTTCCGATCTTGTTATAAAGTCAATATCTAATAATAATGATATAGTATTTAAAGGTGTTGATAGTACAGCAACTATTACTGCAATGACAATCGATATGTCTGAAGCTGGTAAGGTTGGTATTGGTACTACAGCGCCAAATGAGAAATTAACTGTTATTGGTAATATTTCTGCTACAGGTAAAATTTATAATGAAGATGGAGAGATTAGTAGCGGAGGGGGTAGTAGCTTCAACAGCTCAGAAATAGCAGCTGCTAGTGCAAGATATACTCGTACAGCTTTATCCGTAGAAACAAATGTTGTTCCAGCTACTGGATCGTGGAACAGTACTAATACAACGCTAGTAGCTAATAGTGCAAGATATGATCGTACTGCGTTATCATTAGAAACAAATGTTGTATCAAATAGTGCTGATTGGAATTATACAGCTGCTAATACAGCTATAAGTGTTGCTTTCGATGTAACTAATAATGGTTCTGGTGGTTATAGATTTAATAACGGTGGATTTACAAACGATGATAATCCAACACTCCATTTACAGAGAGGTAAAACTTATCGTTTTAGAGTAAATGCTAGCGGACATCCATTCTTAATTAAAACTCAAGCAGGTACTGGTACAAGTAATCAATATCTATCTGGAGTTACCGGCGCCGGTGCTCAGACAGGTAATGTAGACTTCGAAGTAAGACATGATGCTCCAAGAATATTATATTACCAATGTCAGAACCATTCTGCTATGGCGGGAGCTATGCATATTGGTGATGCAACAGCTACAACAGAAGTCTTTAATAACAGCGCAGACTGGAACTATACTGCGGCAAATAGTGCTGAACATGCGAATGAATTTAGTTATAAGACTATAGCATTATCAGGTAACAGAGGAAGTGCTGCCGTTGGTGCTGATGTAGTAGCTGATAGTACGACTGATACTTTAACTCTCTGCGCAGGGCCTAACATTGTATTGTTAAGTGATCCTACTAACGATGTTATTACAATTTCAGGTTCAGCAGGTGGAGGTGGAGGTAGCGGTGAAGATAATGAAAACAGTTATAAAACTATAGCATTATCTGGGAATAGAGCTAGTGCTGCTGTTGGAGCTGATGTGGTTGCAGACAGTACAACTGATACTTTAACTCTTTGCGCTGGTCCTAATATAGTACTGTTGAGCGATCCTACTAATGATGTTATTACAATTTCAGGCTCAGCAGGCGGTGGTGGAGGTAGTGGTGAAGCTAATGAACACAGTTATAAAACTATAGCATTATCGGGCAATAGAGGCAGCGCCGCCGTTGGAGCTGATGTAGTTGCAGACAGTACAACTGATACTTTAACTCTCTGTGCAGGACCTAACATTGTATTATTAAGTGACCCAACAAATGATGTTATTACAATTTCTGGTTCTGCCGGTGGAGGTGGTGGAGGTGGTAGTAGCTTTAATAGTTCAGAACTAGCTGCTAATAGTGGAGATTGGAATTATGTTGCTGCTAATAGTGGGGCTGGTGGTGTTACTTATCAGCAAACATTAACAGGAAATGGTAGTACTACTATATTTGAAGTAAGTGCTAGAATTACTGATCCTGTTAATGCTGTTGTAAGTATTAATGGTGTATTACAGTTACCAACAACACATTATACAGTTTCAGCTGCGCATGTACATTCAAGTAATGATGGGGTTAAGGATATGGTCTTTACGCAAGCTCCTGCTAGCGGAGAGCGTGTTGATGTAAGAATTTTTAACGCCGCTGACCTTAATGCTGGTGCTACTATTACAACTGAAACTGAAGATATCTTCACATCATTCTCAACTGATACAAACTATCCAAAAGTAAAATTATTACTTCATGGTGAAGGTACAAGTGGAGATACTGAAATTGTTGATGATAGTCCTAATCATTATACTGTACAAAATACCAATACTGAAGCTACTTTCTTAACATCAGGGGAAAAGAAATATGGTTCAACCTCAATCTTTTTATCCGGCGGGCGCCGGATTGAAGGTGATGATCAATTTGCAAATGTAGGATTATTACTAAAGTTTAGTGATCTTGCTGACGGGTCATCTTCTTTTTCTGATAAGAGCTCAAATGATCATACAGTCACTGTTGCTTCTAGCTACCCAGGCTCAATAGCGTCAACAAGTAAGTCGAAATGGGGTACCTCGTCTTTATCGGGCCGCATAGACCTAACCCCTGATGCATCATTTGATGTAGGTACAGGAGACTTTACTATAGAAGCTTGGGTAGCCTGGGGTGCCCAGCAATCGTATTCATTTAGTGGTTCTGATGAAGGTAGAAATAATACACCTCAAGTCGGTCACCAAAACTCATCTTCTTTTGGTATTGCAGCTTCTAATATAACATGGGATTTAACAAGTAGCACAGTACCAACTCTTAATAATGACAACTTTCAACATATTGCCGTATGTAGAGGTAGCGGCAGATTGTCGATTTTTATTGATGGAACAAGAACAGCTACTGAGACAGGTAATTCTCAGAATTACGAAGCACCAGACTATATAGGTTTGGCTAATAACGGGTTTATGGACTCGTTTAGACTTACTAAGGGGGTAGATAGATATGGTGCTAATAATTCATCTATAACTGTACCTACAACAGAATTCGCAGAATCAGCATCTGATACATTCACCGGCGGTGGTTTAAAAATACAAGATGAAGATTTTAGTATAGACGGAGATTTTACAATTGAATCTTTTGTGCGACCGTTAGATATTACAAATGGTGGAGTAATATATTCTTCTGGCACAGGACATGTTTTAGCCTTATCGGGTGCTACAGGAAAACTTTCATATGATGGATCTTATAATGCTGTTGCAACTACTGTTCCAGTTGTAACTGCTAATACTTGGTCTCATATTGCTGTAGTAAGAGAAGATGGTTCATTAACTGTTTTTGCAAACGGTGTTAGTGCGCTTACAACATCAGAACCAACAACGGGTGCTCTACTAGGTACCACAGAGTTTACCATTGGTATGGATACCAATGATCAAAATATATTTAAAGGTTTTGTTGATGAGTTTCGTATAACAGACGGTGTTGCAAGATATAGTGGTTCAACATATACAGTACCTGCAGCTGCATTCTCAGGCGAGTCTAGATTTGAGAAAACTGTTGTAACTGGCTTAACAGGAACTCTTGCTGATGGAGTTAAAATTGATAGCACTTATGCAACTACCAACGCTAACAGTGCTGATTGGAATTATACGGCTGCTAATAGTGCTGCGCATGCAAATGAGTCTAGTTTTAAGACTTTTGCCTTATCCGGTAACAGAGCCAGTGCTGCTGTTGGAGCTGACGTAGTAGCTGACAGTACAACAGACACATTAACCCTATGTGCTGGTCCTAATATAGTATTATTGAGCGATCCAACAAATGACGTTATAACCATTTCTGGATCTGCTGGAGGTGGCGGCGGTGGTGGTGATACTGCTATTTCAACTGAAACCCAAGCAGTAAAAACATTCCATTCAACTGATGATGAATATCATAATGTACAATTATTGTTACATTGTGAAGGTTCTAATAATGATACTGATATGGATGATGATTCAAGAGTAGGTCATCATTTTGATTTTAAAGGTAATTCAAAACTATCTTCAACACAGAAAAAATTTGGTAGTACATCTTTATTTACAGGTACATCGGATAATGATCATGTTCTTGTAGATAGTGATGATACAAATTTCTTAGAACTTGGTACAGGAGATTTTACTTTAGAATTTTGGTTATATTGGGATGGTGTAACAGGATATCAAACTGTATTTGATAATGGATATGGTTCTGGTAGTACAGCTGGTTCATGGATGATACAGACAGATAATGGTAATGGTAGATTGAAATGGTACCATAATGGCGGGCTTTTGGTAACTGAAGGTTCTGATCCTACAGCTTCAACCTGGCTTCACTACGCAATAGTTAGATCAAGCGGTACATTAAAAATATATAGAAATGGTATACAAACAGCCAGTGCTTCTACCTCTAATGAATATTTTACTCCTGATAAATTATCAATTGGAGCCCGTAATGCTGGTACATATCCATTTGACGGTTATTTAGATGAAATTCGTATAACAAAAGGTATAGCTAGATATTCAGGTTCTGATACTAGCAGTGCAAACTTTACTCTTCCATCTGCAGCCTTTTCAGGTGAAGCTCTAGAATCTACAACTGTTATAACAGGCATATCAGGTTCCGTTGCTGATGGAGTTAAAATTGATAGCACTTATGCAACTACCAACGCTAACAGTGCTGATTGGAATTATGTTGCTGCTAATAGTGGAGGTATAGCTTTCGACGGGAGTACTGCTAATGGTGTATTAACTTATAAAGATTCTGATGAAGCTTCAGTTGAATCTAATTTAACTTTTGATGGATCAAAATTAGCAATCACAGGTAACATACATACATCAGTACATGATTACGGTACAGGCGCTGATTTAAATGTAGATTTTGATCAGGATGCATTACAAAAATATGTATTAAATGCAGGACTATCAGCTGATACTGCAGCAGCTAACAAAGGAGCTGGAAAATCAGTTGTTATCTTATTAAGTGCTGGTAGTGCAAGTAGAAACTTTAATTGGAATAGTAGCTGGAAATTTATTGGAGAAAAACCAGCCTCTATAGCAGGTAATAAAGTAGCATTATTAAGTATGACATGCTTTGGTTCAAATGAGACTGATATTATTTGTAGTTACGGAGTACAAGATTAATAATGAGTATTCATATTCATCCAACAGGCTTAAACAGTACATTAACTAAAAGCGGGTCTGCGATAGTAACTCGTGATTTAATAGGTAGTTTTGATCCGGGTGTAAATATTTTTAATACCCATTGGCAAAGTACAACGGTGCATTCCGACGGTACAACTAAAGCTTTTAAATTATTAAACGGTACAGCTCCTGCTTCAGGATCTAATCCGCCTTATGTGCAACTTGATGGTACTAATGATTATTTAGGTGGAGCAACTAGCGGGTATGGGGACTACCCTGTTGAATTAAATATTTCAAATGCTTTTACTTGCTGTGGTTGGTTTAAATGGAGTAGCAATTATCATTACCCTTTTGCTCTTAAAACTCTTGATTCTGGTGGGTCAAATTTAAATGCAAGATTTTATACTCAAATTCAAAATGATGAAGAAGTAATGTTATGGGTTGAGGCCGGAGCCGGTAGCTCCAAGGAAAGTTTTTGGTATGCGTTGGACAGGCCAAATAGTGCAGGAGGCCGGGCTCCAAAACCTATATTTGGATTAACAGTTGATAAATGGTTTTATTTTGCAGTAAGCCATGATGGTTCTGGTAACTGGAAATGTTATTTAAATGGTAGTATAATATTAGATACTGCTACACAAGTAACTACAACAGATGTATTAGGTCAAACTAGAGACCCGGGAGACGCATTCGCAGAAGCGCTTATGGACCCGACTGCTGATGAGCTTTGGATTGGTAGACGCTCCTATGGTAGTTCAACATATTCTGAAGCTATAAAAATCGGAAGACAGCACATATATTCTGCTAGACTTACTGACTCTGAAATAAGACAAAATTTTTTAGCTAGTCATGACATATATGATGCTAGAATATATGGAGATAACTACTTAGCATGAATGATAGAAATTATGTTATTGTTGAAGCAAAATATTTAGAGCATGTAAACTTCTCTCAAGTATTAGAGACGAATCCTGATACTGTAAGATATTCTCTAGATAAAAAAAAGTTCATGCTTAAATATATCGGAGAACAGCCAGATTTTATATTCCAAATAACAAAAGATGCAATTGGTTTACAAGAATATAATAATAGTGAAATTATTGAGATTTTAAAAGGGGTAGAATGGAAAGATCAGGATCAGGGAAACCACCGCGGTTAAAACTAAATGATGTAGAGATAGGTCTTAGACATATAGGAGACCAGGTTTATGTTCCTAAAAATATACAAATACTTAAAGATGTCTTTTATAAAAAAGATATAGCTAATCAATTTAATTCACAAAAATTTTTTTATGAAAAACCTATTTCTAAAATACGGCCGGAAAAGTATCATCGTATAGAGAGCTTTTGTTTTGTTGCAACAGAGAATGTTAAAGAAGAAGCAGAATTACTTCTAAGCAGCTTAAGATTATTTCATAAACAGCCTGTATATGTTATATGTGACGATGCTACAAAAAAACATCTACATCAAAAAAATTTAACAGAAAATGTTAATTTTAAACTAGATGCAACAGAAGAAAAATTAAACGAAATACAAAAAAGCAAATTTGACAATCATATTTGTATAGCTAATCAAATTCACCATGCACCAGCAATTTTAAAAAAGATGGATGTAATGATCTGGGCGCTTAAAGAATGCAATAATACATTTTTTCTAGATTCAGATATAATTGTACTTAATTCTTTACAAGAATATTTTACTTCAAGTGTTGTACTCTCACCTCACTATTATACACAAAATAAAATACATAAAGGGTTTGAATTTGGTTTTTATAATGCTGGTTATGTATTTTGTGCAAATAAAGGATTTCCTAAATATTGGAAGTACGAATATTTAAATGATTCAACATTTTTTGAGCAAGAATGTATGAATAGGTTACCTAAAAAATACAAAATACAAACTTTTGGAAAAGATCATAATGTAGGATTTTGGCGAGATGGAGAATTTCCACAAGAGGCTAAATCAGTACATACACACATTACTGAAAAAGGAAATGCAAATCGTGGAAAATTATTAGATGATTTAAATAGACAGACTAAAAATTACGCTCTTGAACAAGTTAAAGATAAACCTGTTTTAAATAACTACATAAGACTTCATTACAATCCTTTATTAAAAAAGTTGGCATTCATACATTTCGGCAAAGCTGCCGGGGTATATACCCAACAGTATATAAGACAAAATGTAATGCCTAATACTAATCATTTTAACTCTTGGTGGAATTTAGGGTACGATAATGAGCGTGCTCTTAAAAGAGACTGGACTGAGGATGAACTCTTAGCAATAGCAAAAAAAGATGTGCAGCATGGTTTTGCTCATAATCATCATATAAATTGGACAAGAAAAACTGTTAAAGCATTTAATGATAATAATTGGCTAACATTTATGTTTATACGAAACCCTAAATCTATTTTATGTTCTTTATATTATTGGTGTCAAAAACAATGGGATAGATGGGAAGGGAAAGATATAGATAACACAGTATTAAGACAACCATTACAAGGCGAGTTAATGAATATGTCAGGTCAACCCAACCCATATAAAGTTTCATTAAATGCGTTTGTACAACATATATTATTTGATGAAAATGCAAAACATCTTTGGATATTACCAGACTATATAGATGATATAAAATATGTAGCTGAATTTACAGATAAAAATTTTGGTAATTTTTTATTAGATAATTTTCAGCACAATTATGTTCCAAAGAAAAAATTAAATGTATCTAAAAGCAAAGGTTATGAAACATATCTACAACAAGGTACTATAACTTCTGAAACTGATACTATGATAAATAATCATCCAGAATATAAGAGATACTTAAAATATCTAGATTAATTATTCACATAAGGATTTTTTGACTAAATATTTAAAGTTATGCCTGATTACAGTGTATCACAACCACTAAGTACATTTTACGGTACACATCTTTCACCTGTTGTTGCGACATATGAAAGAATGTGTGATCGTGTTGCAATGGCTCTTGGTTATCCAATGATTAACCTGGAAGTGCATCGAAATCAAATTTATGAATTCATAACTATGTCTGTTGAATACTTTACTAAGTTTGCAGGTTATGATGAAGAGTTTCTTGTTTTTGATACTAATTTGTATGAAGATGGTAAAGGCATTCGATTAGACAAACTATTTTCTATAACACCTGAACTTGCAGATAGTTATGCAGGTGTTGATTTAACCATTAACCAAAGTTCATACGGAGCTACTAATACGACAGTTGCTGCTAATGTAAGTTCAGTTATTTTTTCAACTACAATAGTTGCTGAAAATAGTGCAACACCTACTGAGTATGCTATTAAAATGGTTGATGCAGATACTAAAGCAACTCGCGTATCTAAATTATTAGTTACTACTACAGTTACATCGGGATCAGGCACAGAAACATCAACAGAATATGGTAATATATTTACAGGAAGTTCGGATATACTTTCCGTAACAACGGGCACTAGTGGAGCTAGTGCTAGAACGTTTACTATTATAGGTACACCAACCTCAACTGGTACAGTAACAGTTATTCCTAATGATTATTTGGTCAGTTCATCAGGTGTATCTGCCAACCAAAATGCTTTTGCAGCTTATGATGTTTTAGTTGATAACTATAGAAAGGTTGTAAATGTCAACGGATTTGAGCAAGGTAGTACAACTGGTGTAAACACTTTATTTACAATTGAACAAACATTAGCACAACAAACATACTTTAGTTACTCTATGGGTAATTATGGCTTTGATCTTATTAGTTGGTATACAGTAAAAGAATTTTTAGATACAAGAGAAAAATTATTATCTCAAAAGATTTCATTCAAATTTAATCCTAGAACTCAATACTTACAATTATTACCTCAACCAACATTTGATGTTAATGGTAATAATACAAGTCGTTATTACGGTGTTGTTACATGCTATCTAGAAAAACCTGTTATTGATACTCTTAAAGAGCAATGGGTATATCAGTATGCTCTAGCCCTAACTAAAATAGCGATCGGTCGCGTAAGAGGTAAATATACTGGTACAAGTCTAATGGGAGGTGGAACTTTAAATACAGATGTACTTTCTGAAGGTCTTCAAGAGAAGAGCGCATTAGAAGAACAATTACTAACTGGTACTCCAGGTCAAGGAGATGCTGATCCACCTATGTTCTTCGTAGGGTAATGGCACGTCGTAAGTACAATTATACTCAATATAAACAAGGTAAGTATACACCTGTAAATAAAGAAAAATATAATGGTAAACATACACCTGAATATAGATCTTCATGGGAACTTAAGTTTTTTAGATGGTGTGATAGAAATGATAATGTTTTAAAATGGTCTAGTGAATCAACTGTTGTTCCATATATAAGTCCTGTAGATGGTAAAATACATAGATATTTTGTAGATGGTAACGTAATTATTAAAGAAGGAGATATAATTAAAAGTTATCTTGTAGAGATAAAACCACATTCACAAACCAAACCACCTAAAGAATCTAAAAGAAAGAAGAAAACTACCATATTATATGAAAAAATAACTTATGCTGTTAATCAAGCTAAGTGGGATGCTGCTAAACAGTATGCAGCTAAAAAGAATATGGAGTTCTTAATACTTACAGAAAGAGAATTATTTATCTAATTCCGGGTGAAAATTTGCACCAAAAAAATAAATATTTTTAGTATGGCATACAATCTTATAGTTGAAGCTCCAGATCCAAAAGATCTTGAATATGTTCTAGAAGAAAAGAACTTAAAAGGTGAGAAGAGCCTTTATATACAAGGTCCATATATGATGGCTGGTGAAGAAAATAGAAACCACCGTGTATATAGTGAGCAAGAAATGCTAAGTGAGGTAGATCGTTATACTAATGAATTTATTAACACTAAACGCGCGCTTGGAGAATTAAACCATCCCACAACAGCTGAAGTTGATCTCGGTAGAGCATGCCATATGGTTACTGAGTTAAGAATGGATGATAATATTGTTTTTGGTAAATCTAAAGTTTTGACTAACACACCATGTGGTAAAATTGTAGAAGGTCTCATTCAAGATGGTGTACAAGTAGGAGTAAGTTCAAGAGCGTTAGGTAAGCTTACACCTATGGAAGGAAAAAAAGATGTTAATGTAGTAGAAGAAATGAAGCTTATAGCTATTGATTGTGTTGCTGATCCGTCATTTCCAAAAGCTTTTGTTAACGGTATCTTAGAATCTAAACAATTTATTTGTTCTGAAAATGGTACTTTTGAAGAAGTTTATGAGAATTTTGAAAAGGGAATTGCTTCTTTACCTAAAAAAGAAGTAGAAGCATATTTAAGAGAACAAGTATTATCCTTTATTGACACAATTAAACAACGGTAAGATTTATGAATAACGAAGAAAAACAAAATATAGTTAAATTTATTCAGGACGTAAATCAAAAAAATTACGCCGAGGCACATAAATATTTAAAAGATTCCCTGGATCAGAAAATGAAACAGAGAATCGCAAATACTTTACAACAGGAACAATAATATGGCTAAAACTATTACAGATGTTTTAAAAGAGCAGACAAAAGATATTTTGTCTGAAGAAACACTAAGCGAGATCGAGACTGTCTTTAATGAAGCGATCGAAGCGAAAGCTCAACTTCAAGTTGAAGCAGCTCTCGTACAGCAAGATGAAGATCACGCTGCTAAGGTACAAGAGCTCTTAGAGGCTATTGATAACGATCATACTGCTAAGTTAGAGCGCATTGTTGAAGCCATAGACAATGACCGCGCTATGAAACTTGCTGCTGTTGTGCAAAAGTATGAGGATGCCTTAAACGAAGGTGCTGATACTTTTAAAGAAGGTGTTATTACTAAGATTAGTGATTATTTAGATCTTTACCTAGAAGAAACATTCCCACAAGAAATGCTTGAAGAAGCTGTTAACAATAAGAGAGCAGGTAATGTTCTTGCTGAAGTTCGCCAGCTCTTAGGTGTTGATATGGCTCTCGCAAAAGAAACAATTAAAGAAGCCGTACTTGATGGTAAACTTCAAATCGATGAAGCTTCTCAAGAGTTAACTACTGCTAAAGAAGAAAATGCAGTATTAGCTGAGAAAGTAACAAAACTTGAAGCTGCTCTCGTTTTAGAGCAAAAGACCCGTGACTTAGATCAGGAAAAGGCTAATTATGCACAAAAAGTGCTTGGTGATAAGCCAGCTGAATTTATTCTTGAAAACTTTGACTATACAATGAAGTTGTTTGATAAAGAAGCAACTAGAGAGCTCGAAGTTTTAAGAGAAGAAGCTTCAATTACAACAACTGATGTCGATAGACCAATTGTTGAGAGTACTGAGCCTACAAGTCAGCCAGTTGCAGAAGAAAAGGCTGATCCAATGTTCAACCATTATATGGGAGAGCTCGGTAAATATTAATTTTAACCCACACATTTGAGGTATTGAAACATACCTGATTATCTGTAAAAGGAGTAAACGTTATGGCACAAATTAGACCAACACAGTCCTATATCGACCAAGATCGCGCTAGCGCGTTGCTTGAAAAGTGGAGCCCAGTTTTGGATTACACTTCCAACAACGTCAATTCGATTGAAGATGATCATAGCCGCCTTAACACTGCTATTCTCTTGGAAAACCAAGAGCAGTGGTGCTTAAAGGAAGCTACAAACTCAGCTGGTGAAGGCGGCGCTTTGGGTGCAACCCATGGTACCGACGCACAGTTCAACGGCAACGTTGACGGTTCAGCTACTGACTTGTACGCTACTGGCGACGCTCGTCTTCCTAAGATCTTGATCCCGATGATTCGTCGTACATTCCCTGAGTTGATCACTAACGAAATCGTTGGTGTTCAGCCAATGTCCGGCCCGGTAGGTCTTGCGTTTGCACTACGTTATAAGTACGAAGGTGACGGACTAGGCCCTGGTGGCGTAGACGGTTCCGCCGCTTCCGCTGCAGCCAACACAGGTGGTCATACGGCCGCTAGTGATGGTGATGAGCTTGGTTACAACACCCTCGACACTCGCTTCACAGGTACCTCTTCCGCTAGATTGTCTGGTGGACCTGGACAGTGGACTCAAGCCGACGTTGATAAGGGCGTTGCACAGTTGCTCAAGAATTATGAGCTTACTAGCAAAATCCCTCAAGTCGTTGTTAGCTTTGAGAAGACCGCTGTTGAGGCTGGTACCCGCAGATTGGCCGCCCGTTGGTCAGTAGAGCTTGAGCAAGACCTCAAGAACATGAACGGCATTGACATCGACACTGAGTTGACAAACGCTATGAGCTATGAGCTCCAAGCTGAAATCGACCGTGAGATGATCATGCGCATGATTCAGGTCGCTCTTGACGCTGGTAACGGAACAGGCTTCTCTGTATGGAGCGCAGCTAGTGCTGACGGTCGTTGGATGGCCGAAAGAAACCGTGACTTCTACCAAAAACTCATTGTTGAGGCTAACAGAATTGCTGTACGTAACCGTCGTGGCGCTGCTAACTTTGTTGTAGCTACACCTCGTGTATGTGCGATTCTCGAAATGCTTCCTGAGTTCAATGCTATGCCTGTTAACGGTAACGTTAGCACCAACCCTGCGGTTGGAGTAGCTAAGGTAGGTAATGTCGGCGGTAGATTCAACGTTTATCGTGACACCCGTACTGAAGGTCAGTTCGAACAAGGTGATCGTGCAGCTCGTCTCGAGTACGCCCTCTTGGGCTACAAAGGACCTGAGTTCTACGACACTGGTATCGTATACTGTCCGTACATCCCTGTCATGGTACAACGTACTATCGGTCCAAACGACTTCGCCCCTCGCGT